AAAGTTCTGTTAATTAATTTGATTCTGAAAATATCGCCTTTTTGTGCTGGTATTTTCATAAATGGCGTTAATAGTCCTGGCGCCATTGTTGACCTAAATACAAAACTAAGGTCGTGTGTACTCATTTCGTAGTCTTTCAGACTTAGGGACATTTTTTTATTATCCCCGATAGTGTTTTTCCCTAAATTTACTTTCATAATTTATTCTCCTTTCTTTTCGTCTTCTATGGTCTTTAATATTTGAATTGTATATACATTAAGATTAAAAATTAGTTCCCAAGGTTTGCTTTCTATATATTGCTCTGCTTCTTCCCTTGTGTTAAACTCTTCTTTTGACGCCAATTCGTCTTTAATACAGATTACGTACTTTTCTTCTTCTACGTTTTTTTTCTGAACTCTAAAAAATGATTGTTTTTCCATTGTTGATTTTTTTTAAAAATTAGTATTTGTTTTTATATTTGTAGAATCTGCTTTTAAGGCATTTTCTATTTTTATTTTTGTCTCTTTATTTTCTCCTTTTACTTGGATTCTTGTTATACTGCATGATATTATTAGAGTTATCATAAAACAGCATATTGTTATCATTGTATAAGTTTTCTTCATATAGTGTTTTTTGTTTTAAGATTTCTATTTCTTTCCTTACCTCTCTGTTGATATTAACGTTTATTATTTTGATGGTTCTTTCTATTATCTTTTTGTCTAGACCTCCTTTCTTTTGTATTTCTTTTAATTTGATTATACTATTCACTCCATACTCCTTTTTTATTATTTTAAATGCTTCAGCAATTGAATTAGCTTTGCTAGGTACATTATTAATTTCAAAATGTTTTTCATATTTACTGTTTTTTATTTTTTTAAACATATTTTTTTCTATTTCTCTTTGCCAAAGTTCTATAAAAATATTTTTATTCTCATCATTTTCTGTAATTTTTTTATCTTTATTATCTATTTTGTATTTTTCTTGTTCTCTTTTTGCTCTTTTTTCACTTTCCTTTATTTTTTTTAATAGTGTTTCTTTATCTAAGTTCTTGTATTCAATTTCCTTTTTAATTTTCCTTATTTTTTTCCCTAGGGTTCTTTCTTCTTCTTTTATTGGTTCTAGTCTTTCCGTTATGGCTCTTTCTTGAATTAAAAATCTGTTGTATTCTAATTCTGTTTCTAAATCGTATCCTTTAAATACTCTTGAGTTTATTTTTCTTTTATTCTCGTCTAATATACTTAGTAGTATATTTTCTCTTTCTTCTGTGGTGTATAGTTTTTCTTTATAGTATTTTATTAAATATGTTTCTCTTCCGTCTAAATATTCCATTTTTGTGTTTGCTTCTATCTCTCCGTTCTTCTCTTTGTATTTATAGAATCTTTTATTTCTTTCTATAAAGCCTATTCCTATTTTTTGTGATGCTAATACTTTTGGCTTAAACTCTTTAAAGTTTTCATTTTCTTTTAACATGTATTTTGTTATATAGTTTATTGTTTTCCCTTGGTCTACATATCCTAGATAATTCCATCCAAAATCCCATTCTCTTTTTATTTTGTCTTTTATATATTTAATATCTTGGTTTTCTTTTATGAAGAAAATCCCGTGAATGTGTATTCTTCCCTTTTTACTTCCTAATTCTGTTATACACCAGTGCGTTAATTTGATGCCGTATTTCTTCCTTAGTCTTTCTAAGAATAATCTATTCGCTTTTGTCGCTATGTCGTTTTCTTCTTTTACCCCATACTGTTTTTTTATATTTTCGATAGCTTCATCACTGAATGTTCCTGTAAAGAATATTGCCGATTTTGAATCTAATAATTCGTTTTCTATTCTCAATCTCCACATTTCTTTTCTTTTCTTCTTACATTCTTTACATTCTCCACATGGTATTTCTATATAAGATAAACGCCTATCTCTAGGCGTTTCTTTTGTATATCCGTTCTTTTTTGTTGGTTGGTATCTTTTATTCTTTATGATTATTTTATTTTTACACATTTTTATTTTCCTCCTTTCTTTTTTAAGAATCCGAATTTTAACATAGAATCTACACCGCCTTGTATTGCATCTAATATCATTCTTTTTTCTTGAAGTTCTAATTCTTGTCCTTTTACTTCCATTTCTTTTATTAGTCTTTCCCCTAGAGTTTTTGCATTTTCTTTGGCTGCCTCTGCTGTTATTCGTCTTGTTATTACGTCTTTTTTTAATGCTTCTAATTGTTCTCCTATTGCTTCTATGTTTTTGTTTGTTTCTTTTATCTTTGCAATTCCTAGCGCTGTTTGAACTTCTAAGTTCGTTACATTTTTTATCGTACTTTCTATTATTGCATCTTTTGTTTCTTTTTTTATTTCTGTTTCTATCATTGCTTGGTTTAATTCTTCCATTGCTTTTTGCGCTACGGCTGTGGTTCTCACTATTTCGTTTGCTCCTATTTCTACGTTTTGGGCTTTTAGGTTTTTCTCTAGGTCTGTTATCTCTTTGTTTGTTTGTTCTATTTTTAACTCTATTGGTTTCTTTGATGCTTCTCCTGCCTCTTTTGCTGCTTGTGCTATTTTTAGTGCTGTATCTGCTTCGGTATTGCTTACTTGAGCTTCTATTGCTCTTGCTTGTAATCCCATTGCTACGGCTTGTGTTCCTGTGTTGTTTACTCCGCTATTCCCTTGACTTTGACTTACTGCACTTGCTCCGCCTCCCCCATACATTAGAGCTTTGTTTAATCCTGCGTTTTCTATTTGTTGTCCTTGGGCTTCGTATCCTGTTTTTCTCCACATTTCTAAGGCTCTTGTCATGTTGTTATTTGCTGCCGCTTCATTGTATTGGTATTGAAGACCCATACATTAGAGCTTTGTTTAATACTGCGTTTTCTATTTGTTGTCCTTGGGCTTCGTATCCTGTTTTTCTTCACATTTCTAAGGCTCTTGTCATGTTGTTATTTGCT